ATAGTACATCGTCTTCAATCCTTTTTTCCATGCCATAAAATGAATCGCATGAATGTATTTGATATTTGCATCCGGACGGAAGAATACGTTTAGTGATTGTGCTTGGTCGATGTGTTGTTGACGATCAGCTGCCAAGTCAATTACCCAACGTTGGTCAATCTCCATAGATGTTTTGAATACTGACTTTTGTTCTTCATTCAAAATATCCAAGTGTTGGCATGAACCATCATTAGCAATGATAGAAGACCAAACATCATTATACTGTTCTTCTGTTTGCGTCAAACCTTTGATGATTTTATCCAAATACTTGTTCTTGTTCAAAAATGAGCCAGATAAAGTGTCCTGACGGTATGCGTTAGCACGCCAAGGCTCAATACTAGGGCTAGTATTTCCCAAGATGATAGACGAAGAAGCATTTGGAGCAATAGCCATAATATGACTGAAACGGAAACCAGTACCCTTAGCATCGGGTGCTTCACCACGTTCTTTACCAAGTTGAAGATTTGCATCATCTAATCCTTTTCTAATAGTTTTGAAGATGTTATTATTGATCGACTTTGCAACTACAGATTCGAAGGCCACATTTTTTCGCTGAAGATAAGCATGGAAACCCAAAGCACCAACGCCAATAGAACGTTCACGGCTAGCAGAATACTTGGCACGAGCAATAGAGTCAGGTGCATTATCAATAAAATATTGCAACACGTTATCAAGCATTTCTGCCACGTCCCGTAGAAAAAGTTTATTATTTTTCCACTCATCATAAGTCTCCAAGTTTAATGAAGAAAGGCAGCAAACAGCTGTACGTCTTTCATCTGTAGGCAAAATAATTTCTGAACAAAGATTTGATTGGTGTACTTTCAAGCCTTTGTCTTTTAGGAATTTTGGTAGATGACGATTGCTTGTATCGATAAAGTGCAAGTATGGTTCACCTGTATGCATACGCAACTCTAGAATCTGTTGCCACAAACTTCTAGCAGAGACCACTTCTCTTACTTCTCCTGACTTTGGATCAACCAATGGCCAATCGTCATTTGCATCCTTGTCTAACATGGATGTTTCGATGATACGCATGAAGTCATCAGTAATGTTAATACCGTGATGTAGATTTAAACAACGGACATTAGGATCACCCGTTGGTTTACGCATTTCTAGGAATGGAATAATATCAGGATGGCTAATGTCAAGATAAGCAGCATAACTGCCCCTACGAGTACGGCCTTGGCGATAAGCCAAGCTAGATGCATCGTAAATCTTGAGGTGCGGCATAACGCCAGTAGATTTGTCGTCCGCTGAACGTATACCAAACCCAATCCCAACACCGCCACCAAACATACTAAGCCAATTAGTTTCTGAAAGATTATCAACTAGACCCTCCGCAGTATCTTCAATGTAATTAAGGAAACAAGAAATTGGCATACCTCTCTTACTACGACCGAAAGAAAGTATAGGAGTAGAATAAGAAAGCCAATGTTTACTTGCGTAGTCGTATAGTCGCTGTGCATGTTCTGTATTTGTACCAAACGCTTTCGATACGTAAGCGAATCTGTGTTGTGGTGATTCTTCATCTTCACGCATGTAGGACTCTTTGAGTCTTTTAATTCCGAGTTCATCAAATAATCCATCTCTTTCTAAATCTATTCTTATACCGAGATATTCCATATACATCCTTATTATTATTTTACAAATGGTGTCAGGTTAGGTGGTGTCCACCCTTCTGGCTTCATCACCTTACCATCTTCTCTTTTAATTACTTTACCCGTTTCAGGATTAATCTTTGCTAAGTTAGAACGTGCAACTTCATTCCATGCACCACTAACATCGTAACCCTTCATATAACAGAAACCAAGAATAACCCAGATCATGTCCATACATGCATCTAGTTGTTCTACTTCATCTTTTTTGTTGAGTGCAACAATAAACTCGTTAAATTCTTCTGCAATTAAATTGCGATAGAGTGAAGCGTTAGGTACAGATTTCTCTTGGTCACAGGCTTCAATAAATTTTACTACATCATTATACATTCACGAATTCCTTAATCATTGGAAAAATAGGTTCAATTGCATCAGCACAAGCCAATGCTATTTCTTGATGTTCTTTTTGAGTTCCGTTTGCTGATCGGAGTTGTATGTAGTGTACCCAAGAACGTAGTGTTCCGTTCATGTACATTCTACTTTTTGTCATGCCTTCTGGTAGAACCGCACGTGCTTGTTCTTTAGCAATACCGTTATCAAGTGCCCATTGATAAGCTTCTCTTGTTGCTTTGATAATACGTTGTTGATGGTTTTCCCAGTAACCACTCAATTCGGGATTATCAGTTTCAATACTGTTTTGACGGTTTTTCAAATCTTGCAAACGAGCTTCCCGTGTTTCAAAACCAAGTTGTGATGCATCAGCATAACGTTGACTGAATTCTTGGAAGGAGAAGGAACGGTGACGTAGAATCTGTCTTGCGATATCTCTAGTCGTATTGATTTCTAAACACACGGAAACCATCTCCAATGGACTCCAGTGTTGGTGATTGATAAGATAACGAACCAACTTTTCAGAGGTCGCATCGTTATTTTGGTTTGCGGGGTTAGATACACGAGCTGCATATGCAACTTGATCCAGCAAATTCTTTCCATCTACTCCTTGTGAGTAGGACACTAATTTCACTTCCATTTTATACTTTCTTCCAATTAATAAATTCCATTTTCGCTCTAAGATTTACATGTGTATGTTTATCTATGATGAAGCGAATTTCTTCAGGTGAAAAGCCATCTAGTATCATATCATTAATATCTTTTTTGTCAATCATATCCGGCCAAATTACCACACGGTAATGATCGTCAATTGCTTTTTCAATGATTTTACAGATATCTTTGTTGCGAGGTTCATTATCGAACACGAGTACCACATTCGACTTATCCAGTAATCTGGTAATACTGGTAAGATTCGAATCGGCAGTTGCCACACAGTTTGGTAGAAACAGGCTGTCAATAGGACCTTCCACAACATAAATCGTTTCGTCCATGTTGATCCTATCAAGACCGAACACTTTGGCATTATCATCATCAAGTTTTACGGTGATGTAACGAATCTTTGAATCAGTTAATGACCGACCTTGAATAGCCACAAGATTCTTATCAAAATCATAAAATGGAATGACCAGTCTTTTGTCATCGTCAATCAAACCATCTTTTTCGACATTCAAACTTTCCACAAACTTCTTAAAGTCTGGTGCATAATACAAATCATTCCAGTGTTCTTTGGGAATCTCCCGTGACTTGATATACTCTTTTGCAAAGTGTGTATTTGGTAACTCCGCAATCGTTGTCAACTCAATTTTAGTTTTGAATTTTGGTTTTTCTGTTTTGAATTCGTCAAAGTCTGGTGTCTTAGTATTAGATGTGCCACGGCCATTCACAGAACCGACTTTATATCGTTCTAGTGCATATTCTTTGATGAGGAGAGGGTCTACTTTGTTGAGAAAGTTGTAGAACGACATTGATGCACCACAATTATGGCACATATAAAAATAGTCATTCTTTTTCTTGTAGATATACCCACGGGACTTCAGTTTATGTTTTTGTGAGTCACCGCAAAGAGGACACCTGAAGTTATACAGGTCCTCTTTCTTTTGGGTAAAGAGTTTTAGCTTCGGAGATACCCGAAGTAAAAAAGATCGATCAATAAAAACACTCATAACGAAAAAAGAAAATTAGTTCAACATTTTCTCTATTATACTAAAATGTATGTGTGAAAGCAACCATGTAATTACAATTATGCCACCGGCAGCCATCCACTTCCATTGTAGGATTTTTGCCAACTCGGAATCTTCTTTCTCGTTGTGCTTGGCAATATCGTTACGCAACAACTTTATCTCGTCCATCAGCTTCTTTTCGGTTGCTTCCAGTTTATCTGATAGGTTTCTATCAACTGTGGTGATACGAGAATGTAGTTCTTTTATGTCAGTTGTGGTATCTTGTTTTCTGCGGTCCATATCGTCATATATTTGATTGACCATACGGTCGTGGTTATCCACAAGTTTATCGATTACTTTGTCCATTTTGTCGCAAAGTGTAGTAATATTGGCAACCTGTGTTTGTAGTTTACCAACATCAACTTTAACATCGATACATTCGTCTGACATTACTTTTTGTCTTCTACTTCTAGTTTTTTGTGTACTTTGATAGTCTTGCATGTTTGTTGTGGTTTGCCGTCTTTGCCGACAAGTGCCTTACCGTCTTTACCGGTCTTATCGACACAAACTTGTTTTTCTTCAGCTGCAAAAACGGTTGTTACAGCTAGCAATGCTATCAATGCGATAATCTTTTTCATTTTGGGTCCTTTAGTCAGTTGACAGCACCGGAATCCATGCAAGATTCGTACCCGATGCTAGTCTTATATTTATAAAACTGGAAATGGTGGTTGAACTGGTGCTGGTTTGCCACCAATTGTTGTTACTGATGGTGTGAACATCGGTGCTGACGGTGCAGGTGGTGCAGTCGTAGACATGGTACTTGTCATACCACCAACAGACATGGTTGTTGTCGTTGTTTGTGGTACTCTTTCCCATCCTTTGTTTGCAGCTTGCAATGCAGCTCTTTGTGCATCTTTATCGTTGCCTGCCAACATGATACCAGACAATGTACCTGTCAAGAATGTTGCAATAGGAATAATCAACTCAAAAAACTTTTGGTCAATCGGAGAAATTGCGTTCAACGGTTGAGTTACAAAGATAAGTGAGAATAATACTACAAATACGATTCCTGTCAAGGTCAAAGCAAGACAAATACCGATAAAAAATTTCAGACGAGCCATCAACTGCTCTTCTGTGTACATGAAAGGTGTGTTATTTTCCATTACAGTTGGCTCCTTGTGCAGTAGGCGTTGGAGTAATACTTTGAGTTGTTCCATTTGGCGGTCCTAATCTTGGGTCACGTTGTCCTTTGAAGATGTGTTCAGGACATGTTCTAGTCACATCACATGTGGGTGCTTTACACATATCTTTGTCCCAGTTAGCTGGGTCTTGACATGGATATCTGAATCTGTCACCACTACACATTGCCAAAATTACAGGCAATATCAATAGTAACAAGAAAAACTTTACTAACTTGTGGTCGTCCATTTTAGACTCCAAAAACTTTTAAGAATCTTTCGTAACGAGCAGTACGGTCTTCAATACCAATAGTACCACCGTTAATCTTCTTTGTCATTGTAACAAAGTCGCCAATGTCAGCAAAGTGATTAAGATTATTGTTTTCCCAGAACCAGCAAGCAGATTGTGCAGCACCTTCAAAAGTTTGCATATAACCTGAAGCTTCTTCTGGTGAGATACCAATAGATGCAGCAAACCAAGTATAGTTCTCTTTGCCAGTAACTTGAATTAGACCACGGCCGCAATATCTGTAACCGTCACCAGTTTCTTCTGGTCCGTTACCCATGCGTTTTTCGTAGATGCGGTTAGCAATCTTCTCTGGCTTGTGTTCATATTGTTTTGCTTCGTCAAGACCACCTGGAAAATGACTACCAAACAGTTTTATTAATGATTCTGCTTTGTAGTTCAGGTTTTCTTGCAACCACAAGAAGTCACCAGACTCGTGTGTGGCTTGAGCAAAGAAAGCCGCCATGCGTTGTGGCGTATTAATCTCGTAATCCGGAAATAGTTGACTTAGGTCTTTAAACCAGTGTTCAACGTATGGATTTTTTGGAAGTATTTGTTTGAGTTGTTGTAATGTCAATTCCATTATTTTACACTTTCGAATATACGTTTCTGAACTTGATACCATTCATTCCAAGCATCATTTTTCACAGCACATTCGTAATATGTAGAATAATTAACATTAACAGTAGTGGCCACATCACTCAGTTTGGCATCTTCTTTTAGTTTTTCCAATTGTGGGCACCTATCTGTATATTTAGGTGGTTCAGGAAATTTAGCTGTCACCGGAACAGTAGTTGAACATCCTGCAAGCATTAATACCAGAATAAAATATTTCATTTTGGTGGCTCCGCTGCTTGATTGTGTGCATCCACAAATTCTTTTGGAATTACACAAGTACTATCGTATTTGGTGATTTCACGGTCAATGTATTGTTTGACGATGATCTCTTTTTGTTTGTTGCTGTCCAATCTCTGCTTGGACTTATCATTTATCTTGTCGTTGGCTTGTTTTGATTCTTGTTCAGCCTTGGCGACTTTGGCTTGCATCTCTTTGACACGGTCTTCCCATGCGTTATTGTCATGTATTGCACCTGACATGTATAGACCAATCACGATTGCAACACATGATGCAATTCTAATAGGAAGTCTATAAACTGAAATTAGGGGAATAAAAGAGAGATATTTGAGAATGTAGGTTGCAACTAAGCCAGCGATGCCACATAATAGTATCACATAAAACAACCAATCAGGTAAGAACTTTAGAATCCACATTCTCTATTTTTATCCAATCATTGTTGAAGAATTTATACCCTTCAACTTTTCTTGTAATTATATTAACATCGTATTTTTCGTTGATATATCTAGCCAAACTAACATCATCCAATCCAGACACTTTCATAAACATTACATTTGCAGCTTTTTCAGTTTGAACTCTGATGCCAAACTGATCTTCAACATAATTTACAATATCATCAAAAATCACTTCTGCGCCTTTCTTTTACCCATACTCATCATGATGGGATTATAATTGCGTTTTCGTTTTTTCATATCAACACCAGGTTCTCCGCCTTTGCCACCAGAACCAGCGATTGCGCCTGAACTAACAGCGTTTGTGGGTCCTGCAGCAGCTGCAGCACCTGCACCCATTTCTGTTATGTAGTCTTTAAATTTTTTCATCTGCATTTCCACTTGCGTAAAGCTAGTGCTTTTCTGGTTGGCTCACCATTTGGTTTCTTCATAGAGCCTTTCATTCCAGACATACGAGCACAGAATGATTTTCTACGTTTAGCAGCTTTAGAACCAGGTTTTACTTTGCCTGTAACAGCCTTCTTCAATTTAGAACCTGGATTTTGTCTACGATATGATGCAATACCTTTGGCGTTTAGTCCACCAGTTGCACTCTTACCTTCTTTACGTTGCCATGCAGCTGTTTCAATTAGGTCTACAAGTGTTTCTGCATCTTCATCAGATTCAGCAACAATGAACAAGTCCAGTTCTTCACCTTCTTCATTCACCATTTCCAAAACGTGAGTGAATTCTTCTTCATCGTCAGCTTCATACATTTCGATATCATAATTGATATCTTCTTTTTTGCATGAACCTTTAGAGTATGGCTTTTTGCCAGGTACTGGTTTGTAACCTGTCCAGCATCTTTCGTTTACGTATTGTTTGAATGTTCTCATATTTTTATTAGTATTTCTGCAACTTGGCCGTTCATTGGTATCTCGTAAGAAGACAAGTCCTTACCGTTAATACCCAAAATCGTTTCTGGCATAATATTTAGATAACACAAAAAAGTTTTCAATACATCATAATCACGTTCTTCTATCTTATAGAATAATATTCTAGCCGTGGCTTCAGGACCAAAAACATTATTCAATAAAATAATGTGGTTTAGTATCAGGCGTTCCTTCAACGAACCACCATTCTTATATCTGCGAAAAAGTCTTTTTAGGTACTTTGTTCGTTTCATATCTCCGTCAAATTCAGACATTATGTAATGAGGTGAGTTATAGCACTTCATCGCATACATCATGAAATTGTCATCATTAAGATTTTCAAACATATTAAAATGGGGTGCCGAAGCACCCCTTATCATTAAACGCCAGCGTAGTAAGTCGAACTATTAGATGTGTTACCAGACAATGTGTTAGCTGCTGTTGGACTTGCCAATGCAACCAAAACTTCTGTTTGAACACGACCTGCACGACCACCAGTACCTGTTGTTACTTTTACCCAACCGGCATGTGATGTTGCGTTATTAGCAAATGATGCGTTAGCCATACGAGTTGGTGTTACCAATACTACGTCTTGGTTAAAGTTCTTTTCATATACTTTGTTTGAGTTATATGGAAGTGTCTTATCAAATTCGATTGTTGCGCCTGGTGATGTGTTAGCAAACACGTTAGCAGCCAATGTTACTGTGTTGCCGCTGATAGACAATACAGTGTTGTTGGATGAAAACATACTTGGATAACCGTTACCAGCAGCACCACCAGCATTATTCGCACCGTTAGGATAGAAATATACGAACTGACCTGTAGCAACACCGATGTTTGCAACGTTGTTGCCTGCACCGTCATTATAAACTAACGTAAGGTTAGCTTGTCCTGTGTTTGCCCAAGAGCCTAGTGATATCTGAATTACTTCTCTTACGTTTCTTGTGTTTGGTGACTTTGGCTTTTTATTAGCGTTGTCAGTATTACCCCACATTGGCATGGTTTTTCTCCTTTGAAAACTTATGGCTTATTTATCTTTTTTCTTATCGTCTTTTTTGTCATCCTTCTCACCTTCCTTCTTCTTAGTAGGATCAGGTTGACCAGGACGTGCTCTCATCATCGGATCAATTTCAATAGTATCACGTTTTTGACCTGTTAGTGTTGTACCACCAGTTAGAACTGCGGCAGCTTGTGGTTTATTCTCACCTTTACTGTCTTTTGGGTCTGCTGAGTCCATCTTTGGTTTTTTACCGTATGTGGCAACAGACTTATCTTCTTTCTCATGGTCGTACATATCTTCTTTCATCATATCTTTTTTAAAGATAGATTTAAGCATTCGAGCCGATTTTGATAGTTGTTTTTTAACTTCTGACACCGGTTCTAGTTGTGCGTTAGGTAGACCATCTGCATTAACAGCAGCCTTTGCATCACCAACATCTTCCTGTGTCATTTTAGGTGTTTGTGAAAGTGGATCGTGGTCTTGTTTTTGTGGTGTTGTTGGTTTTTTAATCAACTCTGCACCTAAACGGCGTTCACGTTCACTTCTTTCTTGTTCACGACCCAAAGCACGTTGAAGTTTCATTGCAGCTGTCATACGAGCTTCTTGAACAAAACCGTGACTACAAGAACATGGATCCTCATTACACAAAGGACATAAACCAGTTTCTTCTTTGAAATGTGCGATAGCAACAGCTTTCTTACCTTTTGATGTAAGTGTCTCTACAGCCTTGTGTGCTTGGTGACCGTTAGGGAATCTTTTCCAAGATTTACCATCAACATGAACTGTATGTGGACGGTCCATCAATGATTTTGCTTTGAATTTAGTTCTTGGATGACCTTCATCATCTTCACGTGATTTCTTCGCAAAACCGGTACGGTTATCATCATAACCTTCGTTGTGAGTACCTGGTCCACGAGGTGTTTTGATTTCTTTATAAGAATCTTTTGCTTTTTTAATTTCACCTGCACGGTCAGAAGTTTTACCACCTTCACCTTTGGTTGCCATATGACCCATATCTTCCACTTGAATTTCTTCGGTGTTCATATGGTCACGAGCCCACTTCTTAAACTCATTAGACTTTGAGTGTGCAACCTTTATATCTTTACTTGCAAATTTTGGTTGAATACCTCTAGACAACAAGTAACGGTCCAGCAAAGCTGACTCAGCAATGCCAGCTTTTGCGGACCATGGGTCTCTTGGATCGGTGCCAAAGGTAGACTTTGGTGCAACCGTTTTCTTAATGATATCTTTTACTTTTTTAGCATCCATTTTATTGGTTTCCTGATGCTTTACCCAACATTTCATTCTTAACACGGCCCATTGCTGATTTTGTGATTTCTTTAACACGTTTCATCACTGGACTAGATGTTGTATTAGCAGGAGTTGCAAAGTTTGGTGCAGAACCGGCACCAGAATCCATTTCAGGGTCTTTGCCTTCTTTCATTGGTTTGTCGTCATGTTCTGGTTTGTCTTTTTGTTTAGAACCACCGTAACGAGAACCTTGTTTCTTACCTGCGCCGCCGTTTGGTTGTGGAGCACTTTTGGATTTAACATCCTTCATCATGTCATCCCAACCTTCTTCAACGTTTTCAACTTCTTCTTTCATTTTCATCTTCATTTTAATTGGCTCGTGTTTTTCAACAGCAGACAATTTATAATGACGATATGCATGTGTTCTCAACAAGTCTTTAGCTTGTTCCATGGCTTCTGCATCGTTTTTAGCAGTCAACAAAGCCATACTTGCCCATTTACCTGTTTTTGGATCATCAAAGTGAGCTGCGTGTGTGATGTTTGCTTCGTCAAGATATTCTACTTCTTCAGCGAAACCTTGTTTAGTGAATTCAACATTACCGTGGCCATCAACACCAATTTTTGGTTGTTCGATTGGGTTTACACCGCCACCGTGAGCTTTGATAGATTCTTTTGCTTTTGAGTCTGGTGCTTTTTCAACTTCAGGTTCTCTTGCAGTCTTTTGGCTGCCTTCAATTTTCACTTTGAAGTTTCTAAAGCTATTTGTTTTTCCTTCGCCTTGTTCACGACCACTCAACATATCTGTTGCAACATCTTTTGTTTCGGCTTCAGTTACTTGTTCAAGTTCTTCACCCATGGCTTTCTTGGTAGCAGTAGCGTACATTACATTTTTCCAATTTGCGCCATATTTCTTTTTGAAGTATGATGGGTCTTTTTCCATAGCACCAGAGATTTCATGTCTCTTAGCTTTTTCTTTCTTGGTCATTTCACGTTCTAACAAACGTTCTTTGAAGTTCAAAGGTGCAACTTCAGTTTCTTCTTTGTGTGATGCCATTGGTGATTCTGGTTTCTTACCTGTTTGTGGCATACCCATTTTCTTTTGCAAGTCTTTACGCATAGCTTCATCGTCACCATGACCTAGTTTAGACAATACTTTTTTGCCTGCTGATTTCAAAGTGTCTTTTAGACCTTCATCTACAGTTTCTTCTTTGTGCATTTTCTTAACGTGTTGAGCTACTTCACCGTTCTTACCATGCATACCTTTTTCATGTTTGCCAACTTCTTTTTTAGCAATATCTTTTGCTTTCATAGGTGTAACACAGTTACCTTCTTTGGCCAATTCATATTCTTCTTTGTGAGACTTGGCTGTAACTGGATATTTTTTACCCATGAATTCAAAATGCTTCTGATTTGCTTTCTTAGCAGCATGAGCAGCTTTATGAAAACCAGTTTCATCTAAATCATCATCAGTAAGCATTCTTTTTTTATCTTCTGTGATGGTAGATACTGCATCAAGCAATGACTTAGATACTTTGTTAGTTGTGAACATTATTTTGCCCCTTTTTTCTTCTTTTTAATTTTCAGACCGTAATCGTTTTGTACATTACGCATGGTATCCTTGTAGGTATCCATACCTTCTTTGTTACTTGCACCACCAAGAGTTCCGCCAACACCCATGTCTGTTGAACCTGGATCATCAATGGCTTCTTTCTTAAATTTCTTTCTAAATTTGTCAAATTCTTTAGATTGATATCTTGAATCCAAAGGATTTACGGATACACCAGTCATACCTGCATAATTGCTTACATCTGCATTACTTGTTGTAGGACCAGCATAATCTTCACTGTACGTTTGGTCACCTAAGCCGGCGCCTGCTGCGGCACCCTGACCACCAGCTCTCGTATCATATTCTGGTCCAACGCCAGAAGGTTTACCAACACGAGCAGCACTTAAACTTGTATCTCCTCTTTTCAACTTCTTCAATTTATCTTTATCAAGTCTAAATTTTGGTTCTTTTGGAGGAGCACTAATCTTTAACATAGGTTTTGCTTCTTCGGTACTATATGCACCAGACCAAGCACCACCTGAATGACCATTACCATTAGGATTTTTTCTAGGGAAAGTATCACCCTTGATTTGATCCGATGAACTTCTCTTTCTATCGTTGTCTGGAATTGCATCTGACGGTCCAGCTGCCTGATAGAAAGGGTTGTATTTTTTAACGGTAGAAGTCTGAATAGATTTCGAACTTTTCTCTAGTATATTTAGCTTTCCTTGACTTTCTAGCCAGCTCTCAGAAATGTCATTGAAACTCTTTTTATCAAAGAATTTTTCAGAAATTTGGTAGATATCGTTGATATTTTCTTCAATAATCGAATCGGAGTTATCAAATTCAATCATGTGTTCAAACATTTCAAAGTACATATCTTTACTTTTTTGTGAACGAATCCATTTGTCATGTCTTACGGATTCTACCATCATACGTGACAATCTGGTGTTGCGCTCTTGTGATACTTCATCGGAAGTGTGTACAAAAATCATCAAAGTGTTATATCCTAGTTCTTCTAGCTCTTCTTTGATGTATGAAATACGTTGAATGTCATCGGCTGGACCATTGATAATCAAAGGACCACGGGTACGCAATGCTTCTCTGCGGTAGTCACTAGACTGTTCCGACAACTTCATTTTGTCTGCAAGGTAATCGTAAGCTTGAACCACATTCAATTCTACTGCATGTGCTTCTGGAATGGCTTCACGAATAACAACATCTTTACCAGAACCTGGACCACCAGTCACAAAAACTGCCTTAAAGATACCATGGTCAAAAGATTCGTTGATACCCATACCTTTACGGACATCTTTCATCAATTCTCTTGCATGGTTATCTGAAACGTGATGTGGCACACCCTGACGGAATGAACTGAAGTCATTATTCTTGGCGTGATCTCTCATCTTAGTAGCGGACATACCTTCTGCACCTTCAGCGTCAGGATCACGGTGTCCTGCTGAAACCACTTCAATCTTTTTAAAGTTGAAAGGTACATGGCCAGACTTATCTGGTTTTCCATTGTAACGGTGCAATAAATCGTGGTATTCTTTTACACGGTCTGAACCACCAACAACCACCAAGTGGTCATGACCTGCTGCATGTAAACGTGCTGCATGGTGCATAATTGTTGGGTGTTCTTTTGAAGATGCTTCAAAGTGAGTACCTGGAGAATAACGCTTTAGGTGTTTAACCTTTTGAGCACCAGAAAGTGGGTTCTTTTTGGTGTCTTGTGAATGAGAAACAATAATTGTATGTGCAGCTTTACGTTTCTCTGCTTCTGAACGTACCTTATCGATCAGTTTTAAGTGACCGGTTGTAGGCGGATTCATACGACCAAAAGCCATTACGACTGGCTTTTTGGTTTTTTCTTTTTCCTCGACTAACTGTAGGAATGATTTCATTCTTCTGATTTCTTGAAGTTAAGTGGTTTATGACCCAATGTTTTTGCCATGGCTGCCAAGTGGTCATCATTATCTAGGTCAACGTGACTCTTATCTGCATTTTTAACCATGAATTGTACTGTACGTTTTAGTGGATCGGCAGTCTTTTGGCGGACTCTCCATTGACCTTTACCTGTCAAACTAGGAAGACCGTGGCCTGTTTTATCTTTCTTACCGACCTTGTATGTTCCATGTTTACCAACTTGAACAACGTCTACATGATGGTCACCCAAATATGCATTTGCTGGTTCTAAATTATCATGTTCAAACATAACGTTCTTTGCAAGTGGACCACCAGCAACCAGACCTTGTTTTTCTGGTTTGTGGTGTTTGTTCATATGTTCAACAATACCCTTGTCTTCAATGTGTTTTGCATAACCAGGTCGTTTTTGACGAGCATCATCTGGAATATGCCAACCACCTTTTTTCTTATCGTATGCAATTGTTAGTTGACCAAATGCGGCTGTCTTGCCTGCTTTTGTTTCACCTTGTAAAGCACTTTCGTTGTGTACTTCACCTTTGTGTTTGGTCTTGTTCTTTTTGTTAACTAGATTGAAGTCATTACCTGATGTGAAACCAGCAGCTTCACCTTCCATCAAACCATGTTTCTTCAAACGGTCAACGAATTGTTGTTCATATGCAAAACCTTTGTTGGCTTTTACTTCACCTGGTTTATGAATCTTTGAAACTGGAATAACATGTTTTGTACGAGTTTGGTCGTCAGTAGCATGTACATGCAATTTACCATCAAGCACTTCTGTTTTGTGGAACATTAACTTTGCGCCAGCCGGTACATCATCATGTGCTTTACCTAGAGTGTGAGTATAATCTGTTGCACCAAGATGTGGTGTGATGTATTGTCTTTCGTGGCGTGCAGCTTCTGCACCAGTTCCTTTGATGAAACCACGTGACATTTCTAATGCTTCAAACAATAAGTAATTCAGTGTTTTCATTTTCTAACCTTCAATAAATTGGCACGAGCAAACTCTTTACGGTTAACCAATTTAGTTGGTTCGCCACCATGATTGACAACGAAACCTTCTGGCTTACTTCTCTTGTTGTCAATATGATGTTCAAGTCCACCCTCATGTTGTTCTAAGTTTTTAATTAGAACATTTTTAGCAGCTTGTAGATGTGAGTGCATTTTTAACATGTTATCATATTGTTCTTTATTTGCATCAATATGTAACATATGCGATTTTGCTTCTTGTGATCGTTTTGCCTTGCCAGCAGGAGTTTTTAGTTTAGCTGCTGACTTGTCATACTTATCTTGAATGTGTTTTTTCAAACCTTCAGAAGTAGGTTCTTCATCGGTTCTTACTGTATGGTTAATGTAAGTTTCTAGATGACTACCTTCACCACGATGTGGTTCTGTGGCTTTGTACATTGTACCTCTATTTGCTGAATGAATCTTATCAGCTTCGGCCATATGTTTTTTAAATTCTTTTTGGTCTTCTTCAGAATAGTGAATGTGTTTTGTGTCGTGGTTTGCAGACTGGTGCCATACGTCTTTGTGTTGTGCAAAGTTGTGTAGGTCTGGATGTGGATCCGCAGCCATCGTATGGATATCGTTACCGTGATATTGTGTATGCACGATAATACCCATCTTAGAATTTTTGATCTTATCTGCCTTGTCACCGGAGGCTGTGTATCTGATGGTATTTGGTTCAAACGATACTTTTCCACCATCTTTGTGTTTCAAATCACCTTCTGAATACATCAGGTCACCTTGATACACACCAGATTTTGGTGCAATTTTTGGTAGATGATTCAGTGCGGAATGTAGTTTGTCCATCAAACCTGGTGCGTGGCCATGGTTCTTTTGAATATCTTTGTGGTTGAAATTCAGTTTAGGGTTCTTGTTGAAGGCTGATTTTGATGCAACAAAAAACTTACCTGTCTCTGGATGGTGACCGAAAACAACTGACGGAGAACCATCATATTTCATAGTTAGAGCCGAACTATTTGCACCTGATTTGATATGGTCATGCACATGATGTAAAGCATTATATGCATGTTGAAACCCTTTTGCTCCATGCTGCAAAGGACGATCCTCAGCATGAGTAATATGCTTAAGTTTCGTACCTTCTTCGGTTTCTTCTGTTAAAAACGACTTGAATGTATACATGAATACCTTTAGAAATGCAACACACTATGGTTGTACCTAAGGACTATTTAGTTATATTCGGCTAGTAGTCCGACATGTTTTGAACAAATACCTATGCATTTAGGTTTAAAGTTCGTAGGGTCAAAATTGCTGTCCCATTCCGGTTGTACGCAAATACCCATTGAAGGTACTTTCTTACCTGGATAAGCCCAAATATAACCATAGCTAGTAATGGTGTAGTCGTCTTTGTCGTGCCAGAAGTAGTTTAGACCTTGACCAGTGGACAGATACTCTAATGCATCAATATCTTTTGCATGTATCCACAACTTCTGACGGTTAGCCAGTAAGAAGTCTATCGAGACTCTATATTGTGGTTCATCGTGACCTAAGATTAACTCATCGTTGTATCTCCATAGGTCAATCTCAGCCGAAAAACCCTTATTCAAAACTTCTTGAATCCATTCAGGGTTATTTTCTTTGTCTTTGTCTGGACCTGCAATCAGGCCTCTATGTGCAATATAAATCATTGAAATCCGTATACTTGTTTTGGTTTATACTCACCGGCTGGAGTGTGCATCAACATACGTTCGATTGGAAATTCTTCCCAAGGAAAGTTCATCTTTTTAAAGAAGTGTTCTGATACAATATGTGGACACAAAATGCCAGTTTCTTTATAGATGTGCGGTAGAACGGTAAGTATGTTTGTATAAATGGTCATCAACCATGGGTTACTGACTTGGAACATATCACCTGTACCTTGGCCAACATGGTTTCTATGCAAGATAGTATAGAATTTATTAGGATCAAAGTTGGGTAGATGATTCTTAAACACCAAATCAGGACGCATACGAATAACCATATCGTAGTGTTTGCCTGTTCTAGCTGTATAATCATTTACCAATTCCATACCCTTGTGCATCTTATAGAACATGGAAATGATATTACGTTTTACATGATAGTGTTTTTCATATAATTCGGCGTGTTGGTCAAAGCCTGCACGATAGTTTTCAAAGTCTTCAGTTACAAAAGAAACAGGTTTATATGCTTCACGAACACCTTTGATATCAATTTCAGGTGAATTTGCAACAAAACCTTCTTTACTATGTGGGTCCCACCAAGCTTGTTCGTCCCAAGAATGGATGAATACGTCTGGGTTCCAACGATCAAGGATTGTTTCTTTGGTGTTTGGAAACACTTGTTCCCAACAACGCAAGTGTCCTGTTAAAACTAATGCTACGTTCATGATTTGTGGTGTTCCAAATAATGTTGTAAATCTTCTGGAGTACCTAGACCCCACATTTTATTAATGTTCTTCACACGGAATTTCTTGCCATCTGCAATAGCTTCATTGAATACTGGACAAACATAGTATTCGTTATTGACACGAATATTTTTTGCAATCATCTGTTCTGCATACTTCACGTAGTCAGAACCATGGCTCCAATAGTAAATACCGACAGTAGCAATGTCACTAATAGGATTCTTCTCAGCGACTTCTGTAACAAATCCGTCTTCTCCGATTTTGGCAAAAGACCACTTAGGATGAGTTGACTTAAAAGTGACAATGCCACCATCAATTGAGTCGGCAGTAAAAGCATATAAACATTCATTGGAGTTCCATTCTACGAATTGGTCTGAGTTAGCCATCAACAATGGTTCATCATTATTAATGAAGTCTTTAGCTAATAGTGTAGTACATGCAGCACCTTCTGTCAAGCCATCAACTTGTACAATATCACATCCAGGTGCAATCAAATTCAAAACTGATTGTAGATTGTACTTCTCGTAGTGTTCTTTTTGAACCAAGAAAATGAAGTGTGCTTCAACGTTTAGGTTATCAACCACAACCTGAATCATTGGTTTACCATTCACATCAATCAATGGTTTAGGGAATGTATAACCAGCTTGTGCAAATCTAGAACCTGCACCAGCCATAGGAATAAGTACGTTCATCTTTTTATTTCTCCATGGTATATTTTTACTTGTTTGTGATTTCTCAAAGCTTTCGAGATATTGCATAAACACTATACCATTTAATTCGTAAGCATCTTTCACTGGATATAATGTTGCGCCAGAATTGATTGCACCTTCACGACCAATGTGACTATCTTCAACGATGATTGTATCTTTTGGTAAAGCACCTAATGCGGTCATGCATTTCCAATACATTTCTGGATATGGTTTTGTTCTAAACACATCTTCATTACTCACATAGTAATCAATGTGTTCCAATACACCCATAGAAGCTAATGCAAGCTTTACTGTGTGTCGTATTGAGTTTGATGCAACAGCAACTTTCCAACCATGCAACTTTAATTGGCCTACAATATATCTTATTGAAGGATTTTTTGGTGCATTTGGAATTAAGTCAAAGGTTGCTTGTTGTTTATCTTGCCAAACTTGGTCGTACAATTCTGTTGGCAAACCTTTGTTTTGTGATAACAACTGGAGTTTTTTGGTGGTGTTTAACCCATCGTAGGTCGATAGGTGTTCTTCTCTGGTGATTATGAATTGTTCACCGATTTTACGAAGTGCTTCATTCAAAGCTTCATAATGTAATTCACGTGAATCAAGTAACACACCATCAAGGTCAAAGATAACTAATTTGGTCATAGTACGTTCAATATTCCATCAACTGTATTTTTAATTTGATGGTTCTTCCATACAAAATGATAACCTTCCGAAATTTGATTTAGATCAGGTTTAAAATCTTTCAAATATTCAATCAACTGTTCATCATTATCATATGTGAAACCATAGTCTTTCAATACTCTAGCACCAGCAATGTTTCTTGCAGCCCAAGGAGTCGTGTTGACCATCGACTCCAATAGAACTAGACCAAAACCTTCACTGTGTGAGTGCATAATATATAGGTCTGATTCCGCAATAGCTTCATACACTTCTTTGTGATTGTCTAACATCAATGTTCTGATGTTTTCCTCATCTGGTGGCATGATACCGTGACGATTATCATAACCAGTCAACACTAATGTTGTATCTGATGGGTTTGCTTTCTTAAAACAATCGATAAGTTCATGGAATGCTTTGTTTGGCCAGAAACCACCACAAGACAAGAACATGTTTTTAGTTTTGATATCGTATCTTTTACGGAAAGTATCATCTGTAAGATCAGGTAAAGATTCGTATTTCTTTCTATTAGCCAAACAGTTATCACCGACAACGCCATGTGATACTTGTACTGACTTATGTTCATAACCTTTGGCTCTAACAAATTCCCAATCTTCTTCGGTTGAACAAGCAATGTAACTACAGTCTCTCATTGCAACAGTATAGGTATATGATTGTGAAGGACGAATCAACATAAACATAACCGGCGAAGGGATTTTATTGATGTTTGTAAGAACAAAATCTTGTAATGGTACATCACCACCATGAACAACAATCAAGTCCCATTTTTCACCAAAGATTTGTACATCTGAAGTTACTCTAACTCCGTTCACATCACCTTTGTGTTCGCCTGCAAATACGGCAACTTGATGACCACGTGATAAGGTTTCTTCAGCCATATCACGCACATAATTTTCAGAACCACCAGGGTATGGTGCATAACGATGCACTACGTATAAGATTTTTTTCATGCTTTATATGTAAAATATTGAGATTGATCTTCTTGTCCGTATTTTTCAGCCACGAACTTCTTCCATTCTGGCACACGGTCATATTGGTGTACGATGGCAAATTCTGTGCCTTTAGAGTTGACTACTTTACCATCAACAAATTTTGGTTCTGGTTCCAAAAGATTTGGTCTGAAACCATCAATCTTAGATGGGTCTGCAACTGTACCTGCTTGAACTGCCCAACCATGATCCATCCAAGTTTTGAACACAATATTTTTGTATGGTTGTGTGTTGATTAGTACGTTGAACACGGCTTGGTCAACAATAGCAATTGGACGATTGGTTGCATTAGAGAAGATGTTAAACACCAAGTCTCTCATGTATTCAGCAGAACCACCTAGAACACCAACGTTGAAGATAATATTATCTTTGAACAGATTGTGGATGTATGGACCATAGGCTTGCAATAAGTTCTCGTTACCCCAAGATTCATCTTTGTATTTCAGTGCTTCGGAGGCACAAACCAATTGGTGCATATCTCTGACACCAACATTATGGTAGTCTAAGAATTTAAATGCGTCTTTTTGGAAGTACACATCTTTCACATCAGTGGTGATAACATATTCAAACTGTTCCCAATTCTGACGTAGGTATTCATAGATAGACAAGAAGCGCAACACATGAACTGGAATGTTGGCTTGTGGCATAGGAAAAATTTCAAAGCCTTGTTCAACCAACCAATCTCTGGTTTCTTGTGTCGCATTACCAACACACATTACTTTTTTCACATTAGGCATTGTCTCATTGATAGACAACACCCATGGTTTTAGTTCATTGATACCGTAATTGGTGCAACCACCAATAATTAGATTTTGTTTCGCCATGGGAAAACTCCATTATATTTCTGTTTCATCACTTCATTACCATGCAAGAAGAATTCTGGTTTTACTGAGCCAGCATTTCCTGCAACTCTATAATTGACGGTGTATTCACCCGTACAATCAAATTTTGGAAAGTATTGCGACAAGGCTTGTAACCAAACTCTATCTTGTCCCCAACCACCGTGCCAAATCTGTGCCAATTTTATCGCAACTTCAGTTTTTATGCAATAGCAATTAGTGTCTATATGGTTATAATTACCACTAAAAACTGGCCATTTACCAAGAGATTCACAATCATCGGTAGTCAAGAATTTACCATCTTTATCCATGATGTTCCGGAGTGAATAGGACCAGTCTAGGTTGTTTTCTTCTATGTGTTTGATGCAAGACTCTACGTGAGTTGGTTCAAACCAACAATCTTGATCCAAGTAAAGAACATACTTGGTATTTACCAAATGTGTAAAAGCGGCATACACACGATGGCCATAATAACCATTTGCACCAACGTTGATTGGTAAATTACAAATGTATAGATTTTCATGGTAACCAACATTCAGTCTTGTCGATGAATGTGCCTTTGGTCCATCCGCAACAACATATGCGGTTGTTGGGTAAGTTTGATTTAATACCGAAGTCAAAGCATCTTTCAACTCAGGCGAACCTGTAGTTGGCATAATAACAGTAGCAGTCATATCATTCTCTAGTCAGTTTCAAAATTTCTTCAATTTGTTTTTCAATAACAGGTTTACGATTAGGCCAATAGATATATTCTTTATCGCCTGTACTATGTAGTTTGTGTAGGAAAGGAACAATCATTGCTTCAAGTTTCTTCAACTTTTCTTTATATTGTTCAGCTGTCAATTCTGATGCATCATTTTGTGCATCTTCAAGAGTTTTTTTGTATTCATCTTCCGATATAGCAGAAAAATTGAATGTATCACTAACGTTAACGCTAGCATATTCTTTTGCGAGTTTGTCAAAATCTACGAGTGCCATTTTATACGAAACAGTTTAAGTTGATATCCTTTTCGATGATCTTTACAGTTTTACCATCGACAGGTGCTATGTTGTAAGGTGACTTTTTTGCAGCGGGTATGGAGAACTGCATTTCAAAAGTGAATTGATAATTGTCACTTCCTTTATATTGTACTCTTGCACGATATGTTGCCTTAGCTGATGAACCAAAAGTTGGTACATCTTTTAACTTTAATGGGTTACTTCTACCCATCAAATAAAATCCGTGTGTTCCTACGTTTACATAGTAGGTCTTCTTCTTGTTATAATACTGTTCAATTTTTGTTGCAGGAATTTCACCTCGAATGTCCTTGAAGGTGTCTCTATCTCTTTCATAGATTTGCTTCTTGGTTAGTTTACCTGCTGTGGCTTCCCACAATTCATCTTTTTCTCTTTTGAATGGAATCTCTTTCCATTGTTTTCTAATTGTATCAAACAATCCAATCTCATCAGCCAAGTCTTTGATGAACATCTTTTCTGTATCGTTTTTGTCAATGTCACCAAATTTCCACGGATTCTTTTTATCTTTTGTATCGTATTTCAAAACAAGAGAACCTGCTGATGCAGCTGTAATCTTCAATTCACATCCAGACTTTTTCTTGTTGTGTTCCAACATCAAGTCTGGTTGGTCATGGCTTGCACCAGCAGGTGTAAAGTTTTTAGGAACAATACCCATCTTTTTCAAAACCTTTGCTGCATTTTCTTCATATTGAAAACCCTGTTGAGCTGCCATTTGAACCTCAAATGGAAGTATTTATCTGATAATCTGAATGTCCTTACCAGAAGTCCAGACTTCCAATTCTGTTCTCAAACGACCTTCATTATGTAGTGTTGCATAACGATTGATTGCTTTACTTCTCCACCATTCAACAATGTTGGCCATTTTATGTTTTGCATAGTTCTCACCAGGAATCAACACATCAGTTTTGCAGTTCACATAGTCAACCATATTCTTGAAACCATAGTCACTGATATAGTAACGTTTCTGTTCGGTCAAGTCTTTGGCTTTTGTTATTGTATCATTAAATGCACTTAAAGCGTCTTTATCACTCTTTAATGATGCTTTAACCATGGCAATAATCTTCATTGTGGTTTTCAACTTCTTACTTGAAGCATCTTCATCTACAATATCACCAACTTTATCTTTTACAAATGCAACTAGGTCATCATACTCTTGGCCGTGCATCATAGGAATAAAATCAGAGTCGGTCAAACCTTTGTAACGAATGAAGGGTTTCATGCCATCATATTGAGACACGGTCTTAGATGAACCATACAGACTTGTGGTTTCAAATAGGCACAGGTTCATGCCATACTTCTTGTTGACAATTTCACGCACTTCATGGCTAGTACAGATACCTGCAAGTAACTTTCCACCAAGATAATTGTAACCGAAAGGTTGTGCTGGCACAATAACAAAACCCATCATAGCAGAGTTATTGAAACGAGTACCCCATTCTTTTTGTTGTGTGAAGACCTGACCTAGCATTTCATTACGAGGCTTCATGTTGATAACTGGAGAACCAAGTCTCAAGAAGCCAACAATCTTACCTGTATTGGTTTCTCTAACAGCAAGCCTAACCTGACGACCAACAGGAGAAATGTTGATGTGTGAACTGGTAATGTTCAACAAGTTTTCCCACGATTCAGTTTGCATTTCGATGATTTCAAAATTCATATCTTTTGGATGCATCGTAAAATCGGAGAACAAGTCATCTTCCAATGGAAACAAAGGATCACCCAAACCACTAAGTGACTTGAGTTTTTGATCCTTCATATATTCATCGATGCGATTGAAGTTACCAAAATAATTTTCAAATACCTTTGCACAATGCAAGGCTTCATCAAACTTTAAATCCATCAAATGCCTTCTTGGTAGGTTTTTCTCTATTGCCGAATGTGTTTATAGGTTTGTCACTATGACCAGCATCAGCCAAGCCTTGCTGTGCTGATTGTTCAACGTCATACAATCTCATTTTAGAACGGTCGATGCCAAGTGTGAATCGTTTCAGATATGTTGGATCATTGTAACGATTCTTCAATTGCTTGACCATAATCTGTCCCATTTCTTCTAGTTCTTCGGATGAAATAAGAGCAAACATCAAGTCTGCGGTTGCTGGCAGACCAAAAGACTCGCTTGTATCTTCCAACCCTGGGTCAGATGAACTAAATCCGCTTCTTGTAGTTTGCGTAGCAGAAACAATTGGTAGTCCGAATTCAACGGCAAGACCTCGCAATTCTTCTGCGATAGCTTTGACATAAGTGTAACTGTTGACGTTGGCTCCGGCTTTGAGTCTTGAACTACAACAGATATTAAGATAATCCACGAAAATAATGTCAGGCTTAAAAGACCTTTTGAGATTGAGCTCATTGAGTAGTGTCCTAAAGTGTGTAACAGAAGCCGATGCGGTTGGATATTCTTTGATGATTAATTTACCAACAGTCTTCTCACGTAGTTTGTTGATTCGTTTATCAAACATATCTTTAGGCATAGACACTAAATCATCAACGGTCACATTCAAAAGATTTGCATCAATACGTTCCGCAATTCTTTCTTCAGCCATTTCCATTGTTATGTAAAGTACATTTTTACCCAGTACCATGCAACTAGAAGCCACATGGCACATAAAAAGAGACTTACCAACGCCAGTTCCTGCCAATGCGATGTTGAGCGTTTTGGCTGGAAGACCGCCTTTTGTAATCTTGTTAAAGAATTCCAAATCGAATGGGATTCTTTCTTCGTGTCTGTGGTAGAATTGATATCGTTCATCCGAGTTTTCCAAATAATCATGACCTACGGAACTATCAAAGCTTACAGCCAAGGCATCCGATAATATCTTGGGAATCGCACCTTTCTCGGAAGTTTTGTCCTTCCCGTCAAGTATAGAAATTGCCCCCAATACTGCGTTGTAGACTGCTTTCTCTTGACAGAACTTTTCGGTCCTATCAACAAGCCATTGAAGTTCTGATCCTTCAAGTGTAGATGATGCAATCTCTTGTAAACTCTCTTTGCATCTTTCCATTTCATCATTCGTGAGATTTCTCCGGTCTTCGATGGCCAATGTAAGTGCTTCAACCGTTGGCGCACCATTGTAATCTTGTACGAATTGGTGTAACTCGTTGAACAATGTGCGGTCGGAATTCTCAGAGAAATATTCGGGTTTAAGAAACGGGAGAACTTTCCGCAAATATTCATCATTATAAATTAGATTCTTGAGAATCGTCTGTTCCAGTTTCATCAATAATATCCTGTTCTAGGTTTCCACTCATAATGCTTACTAATAAATCACCAATATAATTTTTGAAAGCATCATCTTTCTCCAACTTACTTGGCTTATTTACAGGAGATTCTAACACATCATACGCAAAAAGTAAATAGACCTGGTCGTTTTCTTCCTTAAACTTTACCTTACCGTATTTGAATACGGTATCTTTGTAAGGTCCTTCTAAAAATTTAATGTGTACTGTTTGAGCATCTTCTTTAGGGTAGATGAAACAATAATCTAGGCCTTCAACCATCCCAGCCCTCCGTTTGTTCAAACTTACGTTCTTGCATAGTCTTTTCTCCAAATATTTTACGAGGATTTGAACACAACATACAATTAGGATTGCCACAATTCATTGCATGTTGTTTTTCAAATTTATGAGGTTCTTTTACCGTCATACCATTTTCTTTGGCAATCTTGGCTTGCTTCTTAACAGCGTTTTCGTTTTTAAGTAGACGTTTGCTGTGTTTGAACTTGTCTTCTTCGGTGCTCATATCATTCTCCGTTTGTTGTTTGTACCTCATCAAAGGTTTCTTCTACTTCTTCTTGCATAATATTGCCGGATGCAATACGATACTTATCTTCAACGAATTGTTGGAAAGATTTTTGCTTCAGAATAGGCAACCAGAAAGCACCAGTGTTGGTGTCTTTCTCACGGTAATTCTTTTCTTCAATTTCACCATCTTCTGTAACACGTTGATACCAACCAGCTTTTGGTTTTATAACGTGCTTGCTTTCGAGTGCGATATCAAGTAGACCAGACCACTTGTTAATACCACCATCATGCAATACAGTAACAGGTATTTTAGATTTTTCTTTAACGTAACGGGATTTTTCGACATTGATAATAAAGTTATAACCAGTGACTTCAGAACCATCTTTTTCTTGCTGGCGACCAAGAATGAAAATGTTATCAGCTGAGTAATATGAACCAGTACCACCGCCTACGATATCTTTAGGGAACATGCCAATTTCTTTATATGTGTGGTTCACAACAATCATTGGAATATCTTTCATAGTCAAGTGTGGTGTTACCATACGGAACAAAGACTTGACTTGTTTTGCACGGCTCATATCAGCAACTGATTTTTCTGCCAATGCATCTTCAACTTCTTTCTTAGATGCCAAGTTACCAATCGAATCAATAATAATAATCAACTTATCACCACGTTCTAGATTGGTCAACTGAGCCATAATGTCAAACTTCAACTGTTCAATGTCAGTAAGAGGAGTATGAAGGACACGATTAGTATCAATGCCGAAGGAATCGAAATAAGATTGAGGAGTGCCAAACTCAGAATCATAAAAAAGAAGTGCAGCATCATCATATTTGTCTAGATAAGATTTGGCCATCAACAAAGAAAATGCAGTCTTAAAATGTTTGGATGGACCTGCCCACATAGTAAGACCTGGTGTTAAACCACCATCCAATTTACCAGACAATGCAATGTTGATTGCTGGAATTGCGGTCGGAATCATATCTTTATCACTAAAGAACTTTGATTTGGATAGAATTGCAGACTCTTTGATGCTGCTGTTCTTTTTAATTTTGTCAAGTATGCTCATTGTTTTTCCTTTTTACGAAACGAGAATGATGAATCATAATCATAGTTGGTTGTTGGTGCGGGCTTCACTTCAGCAATATTAGATTTGTCAATCGCAACAGTATTGTTTTGAGTAAACACTGGAATATCCAATTCTTCAACTGGTGTTCTGATTGTTTTCTTTTGCTCTGCGACAATTCTATTCTTCAACGAAATATTACCTGCTATCAATAATAACACAGCTAGCGGGTCAAATACAAGTATGATTGCAAAGATTACCAAACGAACTGCACGGTCTAGAGCATTATCACCTTCAAAGAACATTTGTGCCACGTAGGCGATAGGTCCGACCTCTGCGGTCAATTTATTACTTTCTTTGAGTAAAGGTGCCTTTCTCTGATTGATATCGGATAATTCTTTTTGTGTCTCTTGGATTTGTTTATCCAATTTGTTTGATGCGGTTGATGGATCCTTTGCTCTTGCAAGCAAGTATTCCAATCTTTCTCTGGTACCTTTTTCTTGTTGTTCAATTGTTTTCAATTCAACAATATTATCACCAGATGCCAATGTAGAGTCAATATGTGCCTTTGACAAATAACCAAAGATACCCATACTGGTAATCATCATTAAAATCACCACAGCTGAAGTCAAATAGTATTTCAATGCTCTTGGTGCGGTATCCCAATTACGATACACCCAAGATGTTGCAATGATCTTGGCAAAACCAAGAGTGGCACCCATTGCAACCACTGGCCAAAAAACGCCAGGGAAAATGGATGCCAAACCAATGATTGAATAATACTCTGCAATACCAGATAATAATAGTGCTGATAGAAAGGTTAAAAATATCATCATGAAAAGAAGTCCTCAATAGAATCAACGTGCTCTACTTTCCATCCAACTTGTTCAACAATCACACGAATCGGCTCAAGGAAAGTTTTACTGAATTGCATATCATAATCGATAAACTTGTGAATGTCAAATTCCTGCGGAAGTCTACCGGGAAAAGATATGACGTTATCTTTAAATGTGTTTGGCATTTTAAGATATGCAAACTTAACTTTCTCACCTTCTTGAATGAAAGGATACTTCTTAACCAAGCCTCTTTCTTTTAGATAGTGGTTGTACAAGATTGCACCACGAACATGAATTGGTGTGCCTTTCTTGTACAAGGTCAGTTTATCGGTATAGTTACCAATGCCATTACAACCACGAGGGAAAGAAATATCTTCTGGTGCCAGCTTGTAGAATTCTTCACGGAAAGAAGCAACAAAATTTTGCACATCTTTTTCACCACCTGAAATCATGACCTTGACCAGTTCTCTCATCTTGGTACGAACAGCCGATGGTGTTGAAGATTTAATCATTTCAAGACCCATGACTTTCAAATCAGGTTCATTGTAACGAACACCTTCATTGTCGTATACGTTTAGAATGTAACGTTTCTTGGCTGTCCAGATTCCACGATCAGATAGACCCTCACGTTTCATACGCATTTTTTGTTTATACGCATGAACATACTCGGCCAATTCTTGGTACGATTTGTCGATGTAAGGACGAATACGATCTTCACAAACACGATCCATGAAGTCAATCACTTTGATCTTAGGCATTGCAACTGATTTGTCAACGCCATAGACCTTCAGAACCAATTCATTCAGTCGTAGGTAAATCGAATCTGTGTCTGATGCAATAACATAATCTTGGTCTGTTGTACCCAAGATTTTGTTCATGTATGCATTTATTTTATTTTCAATCCATCTAATAGATAACTTGCCGGCTGATGTAACACCCAGAGCCATACGGAGATCGTAAAAACGGAAATACTGAGAACCAAGAGCGCCGTACGCACTATTGAGACCAACTTTTTTAGCAAGCTGGATGTTGTTGTACTGTGCAATTCGTTTTTCGATTTCTCGGTGTTTTGATGTGTCTGGTTCATTTTCCAACTCCTGTTTGGCTGCCAACATCATCTTCTTAAATCGTTTACGGTCTTCATACATTTCTTCCAACATCTTAGGCAAGAAACCTTGTTTATCTGTACGGAAGAATTGACCGTTTGGTGTCAGGGTAACACCATTAAGGTTATCTGTGTTGACTTCCTTATTTAACATCTTATCAACCGTGACACCTTGAGAAATAACATCACGCATTTCTTGTGTGTAATCTTCTGGCTCAATCAGTGTTTCAGGACTGATATTGTATTGCATCATCAAGTGAGGATACAAACTGTCCAAGTCAAACGATGCAACCCAATCGTGAGCACCAGTTTGTGGTTCTTTCACGTATGCACCTTCAAACATACCGTCTTTTTCTTTGACGATACGTGGTGGTACGATGATGTTTTGGTCACGTAGATAACAATAAGTCAGAGCATCCCACATACGAGTTTGTGCAAACACATCTTCCATGTTTGATTTGGTGTCGTATGTCAAAGTGATGGCCAGTTCAATCAGCTTCAGTTTGTCATCAATACGTTCAACAAGCACAACGTCTTTGATGTTATACTCAATAAACTTTTGGTGATCTAATCGATATAGTGCATGTAGGTTATCAAATTCTTCATAAGACAACTTATTTTCACCGATTTCTGATGAAGCGATTGCGTCCAAACGATAAGATTCTTGTGACTTGCCGTTAGGAGAATACCATTTGTAGAGTTCAATATAATCTAAGTGTGCAATACCAGTCAAGGTGTAACTGGTTAACATCTTACCGTTGACGTTGACTTTACGTTCACCAATGAAATTCCATGGCGACAACTTCTTAGTGTCATCTTCACCAAGAATTTTACGGAAACGGTTTACAAGATACGGAATATCAAAGAACTCGGTGTTCCAGCCAGTCATAATGTCTGGATAATGTTGTTGCCAATATGTGATGAATTGTTTACATAAAGACCATTCATCTTTACACTTGATATATGTTACAACGATATCAGGATTACTTTTATCTTTTTCACGGTCATAATCACCGCAACCCCAAACGACCATACTACGGCCATGTCTTTTCAGACCAATGGCAGTAATAGGTTCGTTTGCTTCGTATGGATCAGGGAAACCGTTTTCAGAACCAACTTCAATATCAAGAAAGTCAACATCGATCAATGACGGATCAAAGTCAATCATGCCTTTGTGTTGGTCACCAATAAATGCATACTCAAATCGTGTTTGACCATAGATCAGGGGCGCACCAGGAATGTCTTGGTAACGTTTAACAAAGTCTCTCGCTTCACGTATCGAATCAAACTTTTTGCGTTCTAGGGGAATGCCTTCAAGAGATTTGAAAGGTGTCTCTACTTTTTTGGTTGAAGGTAGAAACAAAGATGGTTCATAATCAATCTTTAGCTTGACTCTTTTACCGTCTCGTATGCCACGGTAAAGAATACTGCCACCGAATGATTGAACATTAGTATAAAAATTCATTAGCCTGTAATCAGTTGTTTATTTGGAAGCACAATACCTGAACCAAAGATTTGGTTGTAGTTGTCAATGAAGTCTTGTGCAGGTTCATATGAGTATACTACACTTGTTGGTGGTAAGTCAATAGTTGAATTCTTTGACTGTGGTGCATGTAGTGGGAATGGTGTAAAACCTACTCCTGGTTGGCCACTTGGTTGACGAACAATAGAAACACCAACTGGATTTTTAATTCTGTAAGGATGTTCTGTTTCATTCTCAATTTCACCTAGAACTTCTTCACCTGTAATCAATTTCAAAATTTTAATTGCCACTTTACATACTCCTTTTAGATAAATAATAAAGAATTATATATGATTTTGTCTGGACTTGCAATAGGTCCGTGTTATGTTTGCCTCTGACAACATCATTTCCCTGAATAAAAATGGATCCGTTAACATTATTTGCTTTAGCCAATGGTGCGGTTGCAGCCGTCAAAAAAGGTTGCCAACTGTACAAGGATATAAAAAGTGCTGCTGGGGACGTTAAATCCGTACTCAAGGACCTTGACGACCAGTTTCACGCAAAACATCCACCAGATAAACCTGCAACCGTTGAACAACGTAACCAATACATTCAAGAAAAGAATCGTATTGTCGAGCTTAATAAACGTGATGGTGAAACCGCAAGCATTTATACCGAACTTGGCGAACATCTAGGCACATACTATGAAAACTTCTATAAGTGCATGGCTGTGTTTGAGGAAGAAGAAAAACGTGCCAAGACTGAAGTTTATACTGGTGATACAAGTTTAGGCAAACGTGCTTTGCAAAGAGTTTTGATGCGTAAACAACTAGAACAAATGTCGGTTGATTTACGTGAGTTGATGGTATATCAATCACCACCAGAACTTGGTGCGTTGTATACTGAAGTTGAAGCTATGATGCAACAAATGGGTTCAGAACAAAAGGTTCTGATTTCCAAGAAAATGCAAAATGACCATATAGCTGCAAAAAGAAGAGCAAAAAGATTACAACAACTTAGAATAGAAATTGCTTGGGGACTTGCTGCGTTAATAATTTCTTGTTCCGTTGGATTTATGATGGCGATGGTTGTTGCGGATAGAATTCAAAAATATCCACATTTAGGTGACGGGTGGATACCAATGACAGCACAAGAAAGATCAGAGGCCGCCAAGCCAAAGATTTACACAGGACGATAATGTTTAAAACCACTTTAAGATGGTTGCACGATAAAGGAATCTTGATTGGAACATTAATAGTAATATTAGCATCGGCATTTGTATCAATTACCGGAATATTACTTGTTGAAATTACTGTTGATTGGTGTCGTACACACCTTTGATTTTAGCAAAAGCCTCATCTTCGGCTTGCTGGTCTTCAATTACGATTGGAGGGGGTATGTATGGCTCTTTTGGTTTCTTTTTACCAAAAATAGATTCGAATGAATTTGCAAATTCATCTTGTGAAACACTAAACGGTCTTGGTGCAGACCCTTTGCCGCCATCACTCATTGTAGTCCTCATATACAAAAGCAACATCATCTTCGGTGACGATATAGAAGTCTCCTGATTTGACTGCACGGCTCCAGTCAACTAAAATAACATCACCAACGGAAACATTTTCTACTTCTGGACCAATAGCAATGATTCTTGCAAAATCTGGTCCTTCACTTCTTTGAAGAATAATACCACCTGCGGTTTTATTATCTGATTCTACTTTTTCAACAATAACTTTATTACGCAATGGCTTCATATTATCCTCAATAATGGATGCAGCGGCTGGATTTGCACCAACGACCTCCGAGGGTATGAACCTGGTGAGATGCTACTTCTCTACGCTGCTATAAAATGGAGCGGCAAGACTGATTCTCACAGCCGTCATACGGAGGGCATCCACATGATGTTATTACGTTTGCCGCATAAACTTGGAGCGGGATAAGAGAATCGAACTCTTAACTCTAACTTGGAAGGATAGCGTTTTGCCACTAAACTAATCCCGCATAATCATTTTGAAATACACTAAACAGTATACTTCAAAATGACGCCTACATTATATAGGCGCCATGCCGTTACAGGACTTTGTAACGGTCGTCCATGATGGTTTTAAGCATCACGGATTCTGGAGTGAATGTTTCAATGTCACCCGCAAGCATTGGCTTAACCACTGCTGGAGAGAAACCAGAAACCATTGCAACACCAGACTTGTTGAATTGGACTGGAGCGTTACCATAAGCAGCGTTCAAGTTCCAGAATACCACTCGTGGCAATTCGTAACCTGCTTCTTCATACTTACGGGCAATCATTTCGATTGCGCTTTCGTCATACTTAACACCTTGGTCAAATTGCATGTCGGACAAAATCAACAATACTTTTGGCATGTCTTTTTGTGCAACATTACCCTTACGAGCAACTTCCAAAATCTTGTCAAATGCCTTGTGCAAGTTGGTGTTAGCAACTTCACCAGTGTTCATTTGGTCAATCTTTTGATTGATGTTACCCTTTAGGTTTACCAATTGTGGACTTGCACTGAAGGTCAAGAAAGTATCCTTGAACGCACCAGTGTTCTTGTCAGCCAAATACAATCCCAGAGAGATTGCAATGTCCAAACAAGTCAATCCAGACTTTGAACCATATCCGCCAGCAGCGCAGGTCATAGAACCAGAGGAGTCAACCAATGGTAGAATGTCTGCATCACCAACGTAGTTTGGCAAAGCGTCCCATTGTGCTTGAATCAACTCCAATTCGGTCTTGTCAAATTTGCTACGGCCATATGACGAGATACGACCTTTCAACACATCGTAAGGGAAAACAGCCGAAGCGTTAACCTTTACTTCAACTGAACGTTCAGCCACTGGCTTCACCAATTCAGCAACGTATTGTGCATACAATGGAGTGTTACGGTTGAAAGCCTTCTTGTAACGTGAAGACGCTACAGATGGCACATGCGAGAAGTTAATGGAATCCCAATCCTTCGCACACATTTGAGTTTCAACAACGTTAGTCAATTCAACCAAAGACTTACGGTAGAACTTTGGTGACATTCCATAGAATGTACGGATTTCTGCCGCAATCTTACCTTTACGTGGAGTCCACTTTGCAGCAAGACCATTACGAGCACGTAGTGCATCGCCTAGCATGGTATATGCAACGGACTTCATTACGTCAGTTTGGAAAACAAAAATGTCATCCCAACGACCCAATTCAGGAACTTTTGCCAACAGAGCCTTACAGGCTTCAACGTCAGTCTTTTCCAAGTAACGCAAGATAGAACGGAAAGTTTCACGTTCACCAGAACCACCACGAATGTCACGAACCCATGCAGCAACACGCAATGCTAGATCACGGTTTTCTACAAAGGCTGCTACGAAAGCAGGAGTGATATCTTTACCACGTGATGCACCAATGTTATAGAACAAGTCTACAACGGCATTAGCGGTGGACTTACGAGCCTTCATACCGTTTGTGGTACGGGCTTCTTGGTTTACAACGGCATTCACAAAAGTGTTCATTATTAACTCCTTCAAAATAACTGGATGACCGAAAGCTGTAATTTATTTTCTGGTTGCCATGTGTATACTTTCACAACCCTATTCAATACTCGCTATTGAAATCGATTCCATATTCTATGGACACTATCACCTTTCGGTGCGAGGCGTGAGCATAAGCTCAAGTTATTTTTGTTTTGCTGAATTCATCCAAAAAAACAACAGGTAAGTTTTCTACTTTTTGATTAAAGTGAGAAATCGAAACTCACAGACGGGCTCGGATATGATCCGAAAATTTTTGTTGCTGAACCTTACCTAAAAACTTTCTTCAATGTTTCATAACAAGATGTTATTGTATCACAAAAAATTTGTAGAGTCAAGCGACATGTTGTAAATATGCCACAGTTTGGTGCCCCCAAGAAGAATCGAACTCCTGTAAGCGGGTTACAAATCCGCGGTAATACCACTATACGATAAGGGCTATTTGGAGCGGGATAAGAGAATCGAACTCTTAACTAAACCTTGGCAAGGTTTCGTTTGACCATTAAACTAATCCCGCAATTTGTGTCTATTATATATCATTTTCAAACCTTTGGCAAGTGGTGCGGGTAGACGGATTCGAACCGACACTACACAGGGTTTAAGTCTGTTGACTCTACCAATTGGCCTATACCCGCACTTACATTGTTGGTCCGTTTCCGTTTTGAAAACCAACTTGACCACCTTCTTCTTTGATTCGTTTGATAACATCCTCAAAAAGGATAGGTCTAAAGTCTGTTTGTTCAACGCAAACACAATGATACCTAGTGTCAATTTCCGGTTCTTCAACCGTAAATGGACGTGGATCATATTTACTAACCTTTTCACGTTTTACCGTTTTCATCACACGACCTGTGTGGAGATGTCCATGAATGTTAGTACCAAAGCGACCAAGACTATCCGGATGAATAGGAATATGTGAAAGAATCATTCCGTTCATTACATGATAAGCACGAAGCTCACGGAAGTATTGTCTATATTCTTCATCACGGAAAATATCGTGGTTACCACGGATAAGAACCTTGTCACCGTTAAGTCTACTCATAATTGAAAGTGCTTTACGGTTAATCACTACATCACCAAGGTGATATACTTTGTCATTTGGTCGAACTGTTTCGTTCCAACGCTTTACCATTTCCTCATCCATTTCAGCAGGATCAGTCCATGGTCGAATTTTTTCACCTGTGTTTGAATCGGTGAAACGACATACACCGGCATGGCCAAAGTGTGTATCACTTACAAGAAATACTGCTGGCATAATGTTTCCTATTCTTTACAAAACCATCATTTTGTACATAATGGTTTACACTTTTTGGTCCGGCGTGAGAGAATCGAACTCCCATCAGAAGGGTAGAAGCCTACTGTATTATCCATTATACTAACGCCAGAATGTTTGGTGCCCCAGAGGAGACTCGAACTCCTAAAATTTGGTTTCTAAGACCAACACGTATACCAATTCCGTCACCGGGGCAAAAATAAATACTTTGTATCATGACACTTAAATCCGCAGAACCACATCTTTGGGAATTTGCCAAAGCACCACCATACAAAGAATCTAAATTCTCTACAACAGTAAGAGAGTTTACACCATCTTACGCTAAAAGGCAAGCCGCTGAATTTGTGCCTACCGAATTAAAACAATTGGTGCTCCCACCAAGAATCAAACTTGGGTAACATCCGTACCAAGGATGTGTAATGTCACTATACGATAAGAGCATTATAGGTTTTTGAGCGACTGACTATCTTTCTCAAGGACTCATCAGGTTGTCTCGTATAGGAGAGTTTAACGACCTTGTGTTGCTACTGGTGTGTCAGTCTCAAGATTAGGGACCTAGCGCACATGGGACTCAATCCAAACGTCTAGCTCAAAAATTGGTGGGTCATCAGAGAATCAAACTCTGTTCTACCGGTTAAGAGCCGGTTGCTTCATCACTTAAGCTTATAACCCATATAGAAACATTCTTAATCTCCAGCATACTTGTGGTAGCTAACCCACTTTCAACCTTCTCCGATCCTGCGTCCAGTTTAGAATGTTTGTATATGGTGCCCACCCTGAGATTCGAACTCAGACTACACAGTGTTTGAAACTGCTTCCTCTACCAATTGGGATAGGAGGGCATATAACAGGATCGTTTTTTTGTAGAGGGAATTGAACCCCCAAGGTTTGATTATAAGTCAAATTGGTCACCATGACCGTACGTTTTGGTTTGCTGAACCGATCCTTAAACTTGGTGCAACCCACAGGAATCGAACCTGTTTCAACGGCTCTTCAGACCGCCGCTATGACCACATCAGCTAGAGTTGCATATTGAATTTGTAAGCATGGGACCTCCTTCATTTCCCAACATTTTACCAGTATTTTCTTTAAAGCGGCCGACTGGTTAGAGGTACGTAGTAACAGTTGATACTTGGAGCGGGCACCATATCCCGTGTGGACTTCTCCTCACATGGTTTTCGAGGCCATGCTTTCTCAACATCTACACTTACAAAACTTGGTACCTCGTGACAGGATCGAACTGCCGACCTTCTCCGTGTAAAAGAGTTACTCTACCGCTGAGTTAACGAGGCATAAAATTTACTTTGGGGAGTCATACGAGAATCGAACTCGTGATAACGGAATCACAACCCGTGGTTTTGCCACTAAACTAATGACTCCCCAAAGCAAACTTAATTGCTTTGAATTTTTTTATACTGCTTCTTGTTCTGCTAGAATTCGCTTAAGACGGTCAGCACAGAATGATGCAGCAGGTGCGTTTGGCTTAACCATAGGTGTCATGTTACATGTACCTTTGATATAACCAATCGCTTGTTGAACAACACAAGAAGAACCATGGTTTTCATCCTTGTTCAAGTCCAAGTGAACTTCTACATGACGGTCTTCCAACACGTCCTGCATTTCTTGGAACAATTCTGATACCTTGTATACTTCGGTCATCAAACGCATTGCAGGTTTGCTTTTCTTATGGTCGTAGTCGATTTCACGATCCACGAAACCAAAGATTTTACAACCATGACGGCCATCAATATGAACTACAACCGCTAGAGCGTAGTCAGCGTACCAAACGCCGTTAATTCTAACACGTTCGGAGTCTGCACCAAGATAAATCTTAGTGTCTTGACCTTGAGCCAAAATGAAGTCTTTTACTTCTTGTATGTTAAAATCTTTCATATCAATCACCTTTCTTTTTTATGGTATCCCGTGAGAGAATCGAACTCCCGCCAAGAGATTTGGAGTTTCTTGTGCTACCATTACACCAACGAGATATAAACAACAGGATAGAATTTTTACGGTTTAGATTAAAAGTCTAATGTATAATTTTTGCTGTTACTATCCTAAATCTGGTACCCTGACCAAGAATCGAACTTGGGTCACACGATTATCAGTCGTGGGCTCTGCCATTGAGCTATCGGGGTATATATGGTGCGCTCGGAGGGATTCGAACCCCCACCTCACGACTTCGTAGGACGGAACACTCTCCAGTTGTGCTACGAGCGCATTATTTGGTGGTTCAGGTGAGACTCAAACTCACGATAGGCACCGTATGAAGATGCTGCATTAGTCGCTTTGCTACTGAACCATATAGAAACACTCTGCCGAGTCCTTGAATCTCATGGTGACCCTACTTCACGGCAGGTTCTTGCATTGGTCGACATTTGCAAGTTTACTGTTTATCCGCTGTAGTCACTCAGAATGTTTTTATATGGTGGAGGCCGAGGAAATCGAATCCTTCTAGACATTCTCCTTGCAAGGGAGAACCGCAGCCCACTGCTGCCCCCATATAACTGATTACTTATCTCATTGTACGCCATCAGTCAAGGCGAAATCATTTGGTCCGTGTAGCAGGATTCGAACCTGCGACCCTCTGGTCCCAAACCAGATGCGCTACCAGACTGCGCTACACACGGATAAAATCAACAGGATACCTTTTCTTTTTTCCAATAAAAAGTTTTTTGCTTGCTGCAAGTATCCTAAAAATGGCTCCACAGGCAGGGATCGAACCTACGACCAAGTGATTAACAGTCACCTGCACTACCGCTGTGCTACTGTGGAATAAAACTGGCGCCCCGTAGGAGAGTCGAACTCCTGTTCTCCGCTGGACAGGCGGGCATAATAGCCGTTATATTAACGGGGCGAATTTGGTGGAGACAGATGGATTCGAACCACCGTGCTTTTTAGGGGCCAGATTTACAGTCTGGTGCAATCAACCGCTCTGCCATGTCTCCATAACTTTTTGGTAGGGGCACAGAGAATCGAACTCTGATTTGCTGGTTAAAAGCCAGCTACTTTAGCCGTTAAGTTATACCCCCATATCATTTGTTTTGCTGACGCACTATTTGCTACGCTCAACGGAATTGGTGGCCACACTACCGTTTATGTACGCAGTTACTCGGGGTTGACGTTTCCCCCGTGGCTTACATCAGCAAAACAAATGATACCATACTAAAACACATTAGGGTGTCAATGCCTTTACCACCAGGGTCTTCTCACGGTGCCGTCCACCGATAAGGCAATGTCCACATTACACTTCAACTTTATCCAGCACCATCGGAAGGCTTCATGTGATTATGGCCAGAGTCAGCACGGCTGCTGAAATTCTCTGCCAGTCACCTACTGGAGTTGGTAACCCAATGTGTTTTAGTATGGTACACGATACGAGAATCGAACTCGTCTTTCCGCCTTGAAAGGGCAGCGTCCTAACCGATAGACGAATCGTGCATTTGACTCTACAAATTTTTAAAGAACAAGTAAGTATTGTATCAGAACATCACTTACTTGGCAACCAGTTGTTGTATGATTACAACATCTGTTTTTTGTTTCGATTTCTCAAAACATGAATGTATTGTATCACAACCAGATAGTTTGTCAACCGTCTTGTTGTTTTTTTACAACTTGGAGTAGGCAACAGGAGTCGAACCTGCATATACTGAGTTTGCAATCCAGTCCCTAGCCATTCGGGTCATGCCTACACTAACTTTTTCCTTGAACTACGGTGTGTTTCATCACGCCTCATAGTCCAATCGTATGTTCCACCATCCGGTAGAACTTTGTTTTCTACTGCATCAACACCAAACTTACCCACAATTTCCGTGGTTCCATCGGTGATGGTTACAAATTCGTTTGTTTCATTGGTTGCAAACTTCATTGCTTCATCCAATGTTTTGAAAAAACAATCACGATCACTCAAATAAACTTTCCACATAATCTCACTTTCATTTGGTACCTCGGGAAGGAATCGAACCTTCTCAAGAACGCTAATCTGGCGCTAAAAGTCTTATAAGGACTCTCTGACTACCAAGCCACCGAGGCATTTGGTGGTGAGTGTGGGATTTGAACCCACGGTGCATATTTCTACACACAACAACTTAGCAGGTTGCCGATTTAAACCGCTCATCCAACTCACCGTTGTTTGGTGGAAGCGGTGAGATTCGAACTCACGGACCCATTCCTGAGCCGGCAGTTTTCAAGACTGCTGCCATAAACCAGACTCGACCACGCTTCCATATAGAAACACACTAACGGACCGTAATAGACAATCCTCTCCACCGTAAAAGACAGCAGAGTAATGTGTTTTTATATGGCACCCCGTATTGGATTCGAACCAATGATACCGATTTCAAAGACCGGTGCCTTAGACCACTAGGCGAACAGGGAACAATTTTTTGACTCTACAAATTTTTAAAGAACATGTGTGTATTGTATCAGAACCGAGATTCTTGTCAATACACTTGTTGTTTCAAAACAACAAACAAAAAACCCTAGTAGATTTCTCTGACTAGGGTTTTGCGTTTGGTATCTTTTTTAGAACTTTGTTATTCGTCCCATCCCTCTACACAAAACCCACCTTTTTGAATCGCCCATGAGCTATCACCACAATTATTTGTAACTGTGCGATACTCTGGTTGCAACGAAAAGGGTTTATGGGATATGAGAGACACGAATTTTCTTTCTAAAAATTTTTCAATGTTTGTATTATATAGGAACTTTTGAGCCTTGGCAACAACTATTTTGGTATATTTATTAAATTATTTTCTTTCGATATCTTCTTCATCACATTCAAGACCATATTGTATCTCTACAATCTTGCAAGGATGATCGAATGGATTAGTTAGTTGGTGCCATGAACCTACAGGCACTTTGTATTCATCGTGTTTGTTTAACAACAGAGGAGGTAATGCATAACCACCATTCATCATACTATTCACAACACAACAACCTTCACTAACGATCCAATACTCAGCACGATGTGAATGTCTTTGCATACTCAAAGATTTGCCAGGTTCTACAGTCAACTCTTTGACTTTCATTCCAGGTACTTCATGTAGAACACGATAGTAACCCCAAGCTCTGTCAGTCTTTGGTGCTTTCCATTCTTTTAGAATCCATGAAGAAGAATTTTTCTTATTCTCACCACCTACACCAAAAACAAATTCAAGGTTGTCATCTACAACATCCATTTCTGGAATATTTGATTGTGTTCTATCACCACCGTTTGCAAAAATAATTCTTGCATCTGGCCAGATTTCTCTTACTTTTAAAATTGCAGCTCTGCTTGAATTGTCATCATCGTTATATGTGATAACTGCATCAAGGATTGAAAGGTGTTCTATGATTGTTTTGCGTTCATTCAAAGGCATAAACGCACGACCTTTTTTGCGTTCTAACCATGCATCACTATTCAAACCAACAATCAATAAGTCGCCGAGTTTTGCGGCTTCTTTAAAATATTGAATGTGACCTGAATGTAGAGGATCAAATCCTCCTGTCACTAACACAATCTTCTGCATAACGTTTCCATCCTAAAGGTATCTTTTCAATTGGAGAGTCTGGATTGGCAATACCTTCAAAGACTTCCCACAATTTTTCTTTCACCACAAATTTGTTAAGTAGGCCTACTGCCATACCATAAGCTTCAATTTCCCACGGTTGACTGTAGTAATCTACATCATCAGATATATATTCACCTTTCCATCTGGTTAGGCGTTCGTTGGTTTCACTGTAAGCATACTGTTTGACATGCACCATTTCATGTGCAATGGTTTCCAAGATTTCTCTTGCACCGATATTTGGATTTACTTCTACCAAAAATTCTCTGGCTTTACCAGAGTATGTGTATTCCTCAACAGATGCGTATCCACAAACCTCAAGTGATTTATCAAACTTGATGGTTAAGTGTATGTTTTCCAACATATTTTTAGTCATTAGTTCTTCTGCAAAGAAGTGTGTTGCACGCTTCACAAAAGGACGAAATCTTTCTTTATCGGGACATTTTATGATACTTAGTTGCATCAGTTTCTCCAAGGAGTTGTCCTCGACCTATTTATCGAATCTGCTCTACCTTAACTCCGGCTTTTTCAAGGAATAAAATTCCACTATCATTCCGGTAAGCATCACGATAGAACACGTTACTGATGCCACTCTGATATACCAACTTGGCACAGTCCAAACAAGGAGCGTGGGTAACGAACATAGTAGCGCCATCACCAGATTCGGTCGATTTAGCCAACTTTGCAATCGCATTTGTTTCAGCATGTAAAACCTCAGCTTTAGTTACCAGTTCTGTTATTTTTGTTTGTTCATTAGTGAATTCAAACTCGCAATTATTGTTCCAACCGGATGGCATTCCGTTATAACCAATACTTATGATACGGTCATCTTTGACAATAATGGCACCAACATGAAGTCGTCTGGCAGAAGACAATCCTGCGAAAGTCTCTGCCACCCTCATATACGCATTACGAAACTTTTCTTTCATTCCATCAACACATAATCATTTTTAGAAACACCACATTCTGGACAGTTGACTTCATCAGGAAGACTCAACCAGTCTGCTTCAGACAATTGGTGGCCACAAACTACACAAACGTAAATTCTTTCGCTCATTTCATTTCTCCTAGTTTAACTTGATATGCTTCTGCATGACGTTTTTCAACTTTAGCCAATGCAGCAAAACGTTTCTCAGCCATCTCTAGAACTTTCTTGAATTGTTCCGCATGTTGTTGAGACTCGTCAACCTGTTCTTGGAATTCTGTTACTGCACGATGACCTTCTTGTTGTGCATCGGTAACAAAACCAGGATACATGGTTGTGAATTCATGTGTCTCACCTTCAATGGCAAGTTCTAAGCATTTCTTAGTTGTTGGTTTACCAATTAGTAACTCTAAATGACCCCATGCATGGAGAATTTCTTGGTCAGCAGTGTGTTCGAAGTGTTTTGCAACTTCTTCAAAGCCTTCTGCACGAGCCAACTTAGCAAAATAACGGTACTTGATGTGAGCCATTGATTCGCCTGCCAATGCACTCTCAAGATTTTTCATTGTAACTGACATATTTTTCCTTTATAAAGTTTAGCAATCAAATAATTACTTATGATAGTATATCACTATTTTCATCAAAAGTCTAATTGTTATTTTTAATCGTGGTGATAGTGTCGTTACTTTGGGTAATTTTTGATTCTTCCGGTACCGATGGTGGGTACTCTAAGAACTTAAACATCTGAATTGGCTTCCAGTATCGGTGTATGATGTTGTTAATTACTACAACAGTAGATACAAAAATAATAAGAGATAACCCAGTCAAAATACTACCTGCAAGCACTTCTGCTGCTACATCCATATCCATAATATACTCCTTCAAAAATGGTGCGCCCACTAGGACTTGAACCTAGGACCAACGGATTATGAGTCCGCTGCTCTAACCAGCTGAGCTATAGGCGCAATAATGATTTAAAAATTTGTTGTTGTAAAGATACCGCCTTATCAACAAACGCAAGATTATCAAAGTACTTATCATCAAAGTAGGATTGAATTTTACCTTTTGTTGCCTGAATAGTGGCTTCTTTTTCACCTTGTGCAATCGTTACAACAGTCATGCCATTTTTCTTGGCGATGTGTTGCATTACCTTATTATCTGATAGGCATTGAGTGAATAGAGTCTTTGCGCCTTTAGACATTGCCCATGTTGCACCACGAATGAATAACTCTTGGCCTAGACCTTGGCCACGAAATTCTGGTGAAACGGTGAATCCCATTTCAGCAGAATAATCACCATCTTTGCTTAGTGGATAAAAAGTAACATGAACAGAGCCAACAACCCCAGCGTTTTCGTGTTCAACAATAAACCACATGTTCTTGAAACCAAATTCATCAAAGGCCTTATCTAAGTAGTCAATTATATTAGCATCGGATGCAGCATAACCAAACCTCAGATAACGGTCATGACCAACAATATCTTCTAGAAAATGGTCGTATAACCGGTTCGCATCTTCTTCGGTTGCAATTTTACGTGGAATCATTTCACTCTTTCCAAAGAATCTTTACGCATCCAATGTGATACTTGTGTCAGTTCTTGTGAAGGTTCACGTTTACAGACAGACAAAAACTCCACACCATCAATTTCTTGGGTTGGCCAGTGTTTGAATGTGTACACAATTTCTCTTGAAGAAACCACTCGCATTTTAATAAAGTCTAATTTTTTCATAATATCACCATTATACATGAAAAAAAAGGGTCTGTCAAGACCCTTTTCTTATTACTCTTTAGAGAATAGGGGAATCTTTTTGATGGCGTCTTGCATCTTTACCATATTAGACAAACCTATCTTCAACATACCGTTTACCAATTCGGCATTTTCAATTTCTACCTTATCGGCAATAGTGAATTCATGTGTGAAGTTTCGGTTAGCAATTCCTTTGTAGATGAAAGTATCTGGTTCATCCTCTTTAGCGTTGCCTTTAACGACAAGCTTGTTACCTTCTAGAGTAACTTCAATATCTTGTTTACCAAAACCAGCAACAGCCATTTCAATGACGTATTCGTTTTCGGACAACTGTTTGATATTGTATGGAGGGAATGCCGCTTTCTGTAGTTTTTTTGAAGCCTTTTCAAGTTCTTCAAAAACATCGGTGAAACCGATTGTGAAAGGGTCGAAGCGATGGAAGTTGAACATGTCGTTCATAGTTTTCTCCTTAAATAAGCAAGTTAAATTTTTGATACCCCGAAGGCATATCGTTGGTGCTGGTTACGTTTTCCAGCGGTGATGACGTACACCCGTTTTAATACGCTCCTAAGGTAGGTGGAGCACCTTTTTCCCATCCCGATGGGACTGAGATACAATTATTTATACAGCTTTCGTCTTATTTCCGATGTTATATTTCGGTACTAATTGCCATTCACCTTTCTCTTTATGAGACAAGATTTTCACCTGTGACAAGAAAATTGGTTCTGGTGTTTTGGTTGAATCTTTATTTACCAAAGCAATCAAGCCCCAGTCTTGCAACAAGTTTGCAATAGCGTTTCTACGAGACAAATCATTATCTGTAATGTCTGTTGGTTTTCCGTCAAGTGCAAACAACTCTTTGAAATGCACGATGTAGTACTTACCTTGCTTGTGTAGAATGTGGCAAGATTGGTACAAGGTTTTATCTTTTTTGGAAGCTACACCAATTCGAGTTAGTGTCTCTCTTACTTTTAGGAAATCATCTTTCTCATTCAGTGTAACTTCAATTAAACTGGAAATATCTTTCATTTCACTCCGCCTTTATCTGTTTTTATTCTTATTTCAGCGATTTGTTCTTTAGTCAGAATAGCCAAGGCTTCTTTGGCTCTTTGGTTATTGTAACCAAAGTATTCTTTGACGCAATCAATATCTTTATCTGCCGATGGTTTCTGCCATGGTTGGAACTTACGTTTCATCGGCCTAATACTATTTAGAAGATAATGATATTGCATATCCTTATCCATGGATGGATGTTGGTTCAAATCATTGACATACAACACACAGTCCATATGATAAGACAAAGCACGATTCACCACAAAAGGAACGTAGTCTTTGTAATCTGAATCTTCA